TTACCTTTTTAAATACTGTTTAATTACAATATTTATAATAATAAGGTACTAAATCAACTACTATTTTTTGTCTGTTGCGTCTGAATTAGTATCAGGTTTCTTTAACTCTATACCTAATTCTTTTGCAATAACATTGTCATAGTGTGCCTGAAGAATTGCGACTTTTTCTAACTCTAAAGATAGTTTAATTTTAGTTGCTTGTAAATCTTGTCTTACAACAATAGAATTAAAAGTTTTAGGGTTTAAGTCACTTTTCTTATAGTCTTTACCGTCTATAGTAAATACTGCTTCTTGTGGCGCACTTGTCGGTGCTGTTGTTGAGTTGATTGCTTCACTACTCATGTTATATTTCTCCTTATTATTATACGTTAGGTCTAACAGTCATTAGACCCTCAATTACTCTTGTTACTGTTCCTGAAGAATCTGTTATATCCATATCAAATACATATCTTGCAGGAGCTTCTAAAGCTGCTGTTTGCGTTGCAGTTAGTGACATGGTGACACCACCAGTCGTTCTATCTGACGTAAATTCTATAGTTAAATCTGTACGTGTTCTTGTACTTGCATAACCCAAAGCCATCTTTGCAGTTGCCGTATAACCAGTTAAATCTAACGGACTTCCCGTACTATCTTTAACAGTTACAGTTGAACTGAAAGTGGTTCCTTGATCTATCGTAAAATTTGCTACAGCTGCCATACTACTATTTATACCAATTTTATCTGATTATTTTGAAAAATACGTATCAATATCAGTAGGCATAGTCATTTGTGATTTACCTATATATGATGATTTATACTTTGCTAATGACTTCAATATTAACTTATCATATTGTAGATTATCTTTATCTACATCCCAAGGCGAACCCATTGCTAATGTAAATTTCATAGTCTTATCATTATTAACCATAGTGTGAGGCCAATAACCTGACATCATAAAAGGTTGTTGTAATAGATTTTCATTTATATGGTAGTTTTCATCTTGCCCATTAAAGTATAGATTATCTGTCTGACCTCTTATAACTACTCTAAATTTATGTTCTAGTGTATTGTTCGCAAAGTTTTTACGACTACAATCTATATGTGTTGGATTAGTTTCACCAGGCAACGTACAGATAACTACAATACGACCTAAATCACCTGCCCATGGTTGTACATACTTTTCTATGTATGATCTAATTTCAGGTAGTTGGTCACTTTCTGGTGACCATTGTTTTGTAGTTTCATTTTCTAAAGTATCGCCACCACTTACATAGATTGGTATGTGACGGCAGTTTCTAAATTTATCATCAAAACTATTTTCATCTACTATTCTTTCTAATCTTTCAATAAGGGAATCAGTAGTATTAAATTTAGGTAAATCTAAATAAAGAAACGCTAGATCATTTATCATTTTAGTTTATCAAATCCTACATCATGTATGCCCATGTGAAAAACTATCCTTGTCTTTGTAGGACCTTTAACACCATGTGACTTTCTTGTATTTAAAACTGTCATTGTATCATACACAATAGACTCTCTACCATTCTCGTCTTCAACGTATAACTCACCTGTGTTTTCTGTAATAGGTATTAAAACTGAACATCTACTTGCAGCGTCTATATGTGCTGGTAATTCACCACCCTCTAATACTTTAAAAAAGTTGCAACGAAAGTCTTTAGGTCTTATGCCAAATTCATTCCATATTTTTTTGATTAATTTTAATAGAGGTATATCAAAGTCTTTTATCTCTTGTACAAAAAACTTATTCATCTCTTTACCACCAGTTACATCACTAACATATTCAGAATAAAGTTGATTACTATCTTCCCATTTATTGTTGAAGTACTTATCCCAAAAACTAGGTTCAACTTTAAAATCTGTTTCTATAAAATAATCTTTACGCCATTTTTTAATCATTCATATCCTCTTGTGTCAAAAACGAAATAATAATGTGAGAACGTGATGTAGTGCCTTTGTTCCAAGCACTATGTCTTAAACCTTGATTTAAAAACCAAACTGATCCAGGTTCCATTGTTTGATATACTTTCTCTCCATCTTTTACACAATAGAAACCACAATCTTTATTTGTAGTAATAGGTATATGATAACGTACTGAATAGTCTGTATTGTAATCAATGTGTTCAGAAACAAACGCACCAGGATCCATAACAGCAATTCTTGCTCTAGTAAATTCTGCTTTGAAAGATGTTAAGACTTCTTCTAAATATGTGCCTTTAACCCAATCTTTTACTTTATTATAATGTCTTTCATCTAATCTTGTTTTAGGTATCTTCTTATCATAAACTCTATTTTCCATATCTGGATTATATTCTGTTAATGCAATTTGTTTGTAAGGAGAACCATTGACTTGATACTTACCTTTGTCATCTTTTTCAATATATTCTTCAAATGGTTTAACATAGTTTCTAAAATCCCATGCCATTCTTTTACCACCAAGACCTTCTTTTAATGCAGATTGTTCAACATCATTTTCTTGTAGAAACTTATAGGCTTCTTCTATAGTATCAAACTTTAGACCAAATGCTTTTTGAAGACAAGCACATTTACCACCTACTATGTCACCGTATTCACCTTTTTCTTTAAGGTCATCCTTGACAGGCATGGTTCTCATAACTTCAAGTATTTTCTCAACATCAAAAGTTTTATTTAACTTTTTAAATGCAGGTAATTCATGTCGTTTTTTCACAGTTTTGTTTCTCCTTTATATTGCCAACAACCAGGGTTTTCTTTTTTACATACACAAACTTTTTTATCAGATAGTGTCCAGATAGTATTTGTTTTCTTTTCTATACCGTCTAACAACTTTCTGAGCATACGAGGGTTTTTTTCTCTACTTATAAACGCACTTGTATAACCTAATTGTTTTGCAAAGGTAAGTTGATGATTGATAGTTGAGATGATATGAGTTTTTGCTAACTCATGTCCAGGTTGTCTTAACGAGGGATCTTCCCAATATCTGTTCAATACTCTAACTTCACCCTTTCTGTAATATTTATAACGGTGCCAAATAGAACTAAATCCTAATATGTCATCACCTTTCATTAAAACAGTTATACAATCAAAATCAAACCAATCTATAGTTTGATAATTCTTCTTTAAAACTTCGTTATCAAAGTTTATATCTTTTAATCTTCGTATTATGTCTGTACGTTCTTCTGGTGCGAAAGTTAGTACATCACAATCACCTTTTCTGTTTTTTTCTTTACTGTTGCCAGGTGTGAATATCATTATAAAAGTCTTTCATTTTTTTACCATGTACCACTAGATGTATTCTTTCTTCATCTGAATTGTTTTCCACATAGTGTTCATAATGTACATTTAATACTATACTTGCACCTGCCTTATATGGTACTTCTTTATTATTTAAAATAAATTTACTGCCTTCAGGATAAGTTAGACTTATATTCAAAGGGTCTAACCAATTATGTTCAGGCACATCAATATGTTTTGATATGTACCCACCTGGTTTAATTACTAAAAATCTTATATCATCTATACGTGCATAAGGTAATGATCTTACCCATTTAAGAGTACCATGGCATTTTTCACCTATGTCTGTAACAAAAGGTTTCATTCCTTTTTGTCTATACTCCCAATGACTTTTTGTTTTATCAGAACCAAAACCATACAACGTTACGGCATACCAATCTTTATGATCATACTCTGGTCGTTGTAAGTTTAAACTATCTTTTACTTGATTGTATTCTCGTAGTATCGCATTGACTGGAACATTGAAGTCCATGGACACCCATTCTGTGCTACTATTTCTATCAAAGGTCATTATATAAAAAGTTTTTTAGCAACTATTCCTGCAAAATCATATTTACTTAATTGTATCTGCCCAGGATTTGCGTGATGAACATCATGGTGTCCTTCACCTGCAGATAAAATTCCTATCAACCAGTTATATACTGGTTTGCCTTCATTATGTCCTAACGCATTAAAGATTCCGTAACTTACAAAACCTAATACTAAAGGCGATAGAACAAACATAATAAACAATGGTACGCTTATTAATAACGTTACAACTGCTGTTGCAATATGCAGTTTCAACCAATGTTTATGAAAAAACATTATACGAGGATTCTTATATAAGTCCCTTACATAATGTCTAGGTATTTGTTTTACTCTCCAGTTATTCATTAACACATTCCAAAAACCTTTATGTTTAGGACTATGTGGATCTTCTTCCGTGTCTGAATGTCTGTGGTGTATTCTGTGAGCGCCTACCCAACCTAATGGTGATCTGCTACCTGCTAACATGGCAAGATATAATGCAAACACTTCAAACCATTTAGAGGTTTCAAATTGCTTGTGGGCAAATTTTCTGTGTAAGCCTATTGATAGACCAAACATGGCAATAAACTGATACCAGATAAATCCCACTAATAACATGACAAAAGTATTCATTTTTTTATTACTCTGGCGTTTCTAAAGAATAACTGATACTGTTAGCAGTATTATGTGCTATTCTTGCTTGAGCACCCTCATCAAATACGCTATCACCAAAAAATTCTGTATAATTGCCTTCAGCATTAAATTCAATTGTACTTGTTTTAGTCAATTGATCAGCAGAAAGACTATTTAAATTATAACTAATAATTTTACCAGCAGTTTTCCATTCTTCTAATTTATTTGTTTGAGCAGTGCCAGGAGTATAAAATTCAACGCCTGTATTTGGTCTGCTTTGTACTAGTCGTACTGTATAACTCATAAAAATTCTCCTTATTATTTCTTCTTCTATTTATAATATTTATGAGTGTAAAAAGTTGTCACCTATGATTTTATGTGTGATTTCGTTACTTGCAACATTTAAAACTATCATATAAACATCATTAAAAGAAAATAAACTATGAGTTTTATTAGTATTGACAAAGTATGCTCTACCGTCCTGAAACGTTAATGTCTTGCCATCATGTATAAAATACAAATCAGGTACATTACAATCAATCAAAGGAACTAATATTCTTAAACTACCTTGTTCAGGTGTGTATATAGGTAAATCTTTATGTGGTGGAAAGTAACCACCAGGTGGCAAATGCAATATGTGTGATCTGCCTAAATGACCTTTCCAAGGATCAACTACTTTTCGTAACTCGGGACTATTGTGATATACATCCGTAAATGTACTAAAACTCATTTCAGTATGATGGACATTATTTTCTTTATTATACTCTACGATAGAGTCTAAATCAATACCATCTAACTCACCTTTTAGACTTGTAATACTTAAACCATATCTTGGTATATTTTTTCTAGGATTGTATTGTTTCCATTGATACTTATTAAAACACTCCTGGCGTACTTTTTCAGGACTACATTTAAATCTTAAAGGTATAACATCACCATATGTCAATAATCTACTGTAACTCATATAGTTATTTAGTCAATAAATAGTGGCGACTAATTGACGGATACGTCAAAATATGATATAATATGATATGAAAAATGTAAATATAGTATGTACAAGTAAGCCTGGAGATGGCCTTCTACATTATAGTTATGAACATTGTTGTTTTCTCAATGATCTAGGCATAAATGCAAAATTAATTATTGTAAGAGATCCTAGATTTTCTCAACAGACTTACATCAATGCCATAAACGAGTGTTATATAAAATATGAAAATGTAGTATTTGATTTTTATACGCCATCAGCAAACGATATAACTTTGATTATGGGTAGAAGTCAGCTAACTTTAGCATACCTAAACAAACGTAATTACGATAACGACCAACTACTGACCTTACATCTATTGTTTAGTGGTGATCTTATATCTGTATATTCTGAAAATCATCCTAAAGAATATCCTATTGCGTTACAACATTTCAAACCTAAAAAGGTAATTGACTTATGCGACCATGACGTATATGTAAATGGTATAGGCGATCAGTTTGAAAAGATAATTAATTATAGTATCTACAAACCTATAAAAGAAGATATACAATACAAGTATTTGTTTTTAGGCACAAATGAAATATATTATAGAGAAGTAGAAAAACACATACACAATTATCCTGATCACGGTATCATAACATACAACGATAGATTTATAAACCCTAAACTAAACAATCTAATGGTACCTATCAAAAACATATTAGGTAAGTTTGAAACATATGTCTATACAAAACCTAACTTTGATCCTGCACCTCGTTTGTTTAATGAGTTTAGATGGCTCAAAAAAGAGGTTATATATCTACGGGATAAATACAAACATGATGGTGGCAGAGTGTATTGGGATAGACCTGCAAAATGTTTAACTGAACAAAAAGATAAAATAGAAAATTTATTAAAATGTTTAACAACGACAACTACATAAACAAAATAAAACCACAACTATCATCTGAATTTGATGAGTTATTTTTTACAAGAGATAGTGGTGAGAATCCTGGCGTCAATGTTGATATGACTGATAAATGTGGATTAGAATGTTTAAGATGTCAAAGACAAACGTATTATGAAAACAATAAAGCAATACCTGGTGGTGATTTAACATTATCAGATTTTGAAAAAATAACTGATATGTTTAAGACAATAAATTTCTGTGGTCAATTATCTGATCCCGTACATAACAAAGACTTTATTGATATATTAAGATTGTGCAAAATAAAAAACGTAGGTGGTACTATACATAATGCC